CCCTTGATGACGAACTCGCCAGCGACATTGGAGTTGTTCTGACTCATGCCAGGACCAGAGCCCCCGCACCCTGCACGCCCACAGACACCTCAATCAGACCATCAACCGGGCACGACACCCGCAGCGATTTCCAGAACGCCGGACCCGTGAACGTCCGTCCAGACGCCGCTTGCAACACCAGCGACACGTCCGGCGTCCCGTCTCCGTTGGTGTCCCACGACGGGGTGGTCACGGTGTACGGGGACGCCGACGCCGACAACAGGCCCAGCGTGCTCGCGTAGGTGTTGGACAGGGTTCCATCACCAGTGAACGAATACCGGGCCGTGTTCAGGGCCGATACCTCCACGTCAACGCCTAGCTCGGGGACAATGATGTTTCCCGCAAAGGCGTTGTCGGTCGTGCCTTCTTCGCTGATCTTGAACGTCGCCGCACCCGAAGACCCGCTCGCCAGCGTGGGCAGGTTTACCGCCGTAGCCGAATCCACCCGGGCCTCGTAGCTGCCGCTCCACCCGATCAAGCCGGGCCGGAACGCACGCCACGTCACCGCCGAACCGCTCATCTCGGTAATGTCCAGAGCGTCCGCCGCAAGCTCCAGTTCCCACGATCGGACGTGCTGGGCGTACCCGCCAGCGAACGTCACCGAGCCAGAGTTTCCCAGCTTCTTCGTCGCCTGCGGATACCGGCCCGTGATGGTGCCGCTCCACGTCGCCAGCCCGGCGCGGTTGGCCTTGCTCGTGAGCCCGGCCGCAAACGCCGTCACGTCCAGCACGTCGGAGCTTACTTGAATGCTGAACTTGAAAGGTGCAATACCGGCGTTGATGAGCTGGTACACGTCGGCACCGGCCGTCCCCCAACTCGTAACAAGCCCCTCGATACCGACAGTCTGATAGCCCATGCGTCACCTCAAGGGGCCGTGCGGCCCTGGTACACCTTGAATCCGAGAATAAAGTGGAGGCGCTCCTCGTCGTGCGCCGTCTCCGTGTCGAAAAACTGCATCACCCCGCCCGTGTACGTGCTCCCGCTCAATGACAACTGGTGCCGGTGCAGCCCGTAGGTCGGGGTCACGTTGCTTTGCAGGGTCGCGTCCCCGATGATCCGGTCGATGATGCTTGAAGGAGTCGAGAGCCCGTCGGTTGTATCGGATACGACGTGAACGTCCACCACCATCTCAATCAGGTCGCCCCGGAAGTCGTCGGCGGGCGCTGTCCCTTGCAGGGTGACGACAACGTAGGGCTTGCTGTCCTCTGTGCTGATCCCCGTGCGGGGTCCGAGCACAGAGCGGACGCCACCGGTCGCCAGCCCGGTAAGGGTTGCATCTCCCGTCAGTCGGTCGTAGATGGCCTGCTGGAACTTGGCGAGGTTCAACGGGCACCCCCAAGGGCGGAGATTGTGAACCGCCGCATCACGCGCCGGGCGGACTCCACGAACACGTTCTCAAGCTTGGGACGCTCACGGCGGAGAGCCGGACGAAGCCACGGGCGGGGCAGAACACGACGGACGCCGATCTTGGGCGTGCGATGGCGAGTACGCCGGGGCCGCATCGTGAACCCATACTCAAGGAACTTGCCGTAGTTGACGGCGGTTCCGGCGGTTGCCGTCAGATTGCCGGTGCTGGTGGACACGATCGACCGGCGCAGGTTGCCCGTCTGAATCGACGGAGGCTGCCCCGGCAAGGATCGCACGTAGCGGCGAGGGCCGAGCTTCGCGCCCTTGGTCATGTTCTTTCGCGCCGACTCCGCCACCGTCTGCGCACACGCGAGGATCCCCACCCGGCACGCCTTCACGGCCTCCGCCTTCACCTGACCGAGATTGAGCTTTACCGTTGCCATCACGTAATCCGCTTCACCTGCACCGACAACAGCACCTCCGCCAGATACCCGGCAGGCTGATACGACGGACCCAAACACCGATAGATCGTGCTCCCGATCGTGATCGTCGCGTCCTTGGGGACCGCAACCGCGTTCCCGTTGTACGTGCCCGGGAGGAACACCTCGCCGAACACCGTGCCCTGCACCCGCTGCTGCTCCACTCCCGTCGCCGTGTTGTCCGCTTGGAACCGGCAGGGCACCGCCGTCATCACGGTCGATGAAGTCTCTTTGTCCATGCCGTCGGCCTGCGTCACGAACGCCTGGCTCGTGATCGTGCAGGTCGAGTTGAGGAGGTTCCAGGGGGTGTTCACGGGAGCGTCCTCCCGAACGGCGAGAGATACGCCGCAATCTCTGCCGGGAACGTCACCCCGCCCGCCCCGTTGACGCCCACAGTGAACCCGGTAGCCCCCAGCGTGTACGAATAGGTCCCGATGCTCTCGGACTGAAACGCTGGGTCCCGCCGCCGGCTTGCCCACATCATGTCCACCAGCCGATAGCACGCCATCTTGAGGCTGCTCGGCACCGTGGCGAATCCGCCCGTGTACACCACCTGCACGTTCCCGAGCCCCTCCTGAAACTGGGGCTGAACGTCGAACGCCGGGAGCAAGTCGGGCATCTCGCCTACCGCGAAGTCCTCATACACGAACCGCCCGCGCCGTACGCCCGTCCGCACGAGGTTCCGCGAATTGTGGATCCGGTAGCTGGTAGAGTCCATCGTCGATAGCGTGCCGTCCGAAGAACGGGTCTTTACCGTTGCGATCGCCGTGACGGGCCAGCTCCGCAGGAACAGGTACTCGGACGCCCGCCCGTCGTAGTCCTCCGTCTTGGTCCCGCTCTCGAACCCGCCCGCGTCACGCCCGCAGAACCGCTCCACGGCGTCGATAGCCGCGTCGATGAGCACCTGCAAAACGGTGTCGTCGCCTGATCCGCTGATACCCGCATAGGTCTTGTATTCGGTCAGCGTGATAAGCGCCACGGGCATCCTCTCAGTTCAGGAACATCACCTCAACCGTCGCCGCGCCGGAACCCGCAGACAGGGCCAGGGCCGTTTCCACCAGAGCCGCGATCCTCTTCGCGCCCATGCAATCCATCCCCGTCAGGCTGTGCGGCTGCCCCTTGCGTGCCGCGCCGTCGTTGATGTCCGTCGCCGCCGCCGTGCAGGTCAGCGTGACGCCTCCCGCAGACGGGCTCACGTTGTCGATCCGCATCGGCACAGAGGTCCCGTCGTTGGCGGGTGCGGCCGTGATGTCGGTCGGGTTGAACAGCCCGAAGACCCGGATAACCGGGGACGTGCTCACGGTGGTCGCCGTGCTGGCGTAGCTCACCCGGAACACCGCCCGCGTTGCGTTGTCGGGCACCGCAACCCAGTTCACTGCCGACGCCGTGATCGAGAACGGGGCGATCAACTCCGCCGCAGACTGGGCGGTCTTGGCGTCCCCGTTGATGGTCGTCCATACGCCCTTGACGGACGCGGGAGCGGAACCGCCCAAGCTCCCCATCTGTACCCCGCCTCCGCCGCTGATAGTCACCGCCATGTGTAAGCCTCCGGTCTAAAAGGCCCGGGCGTCTTGCAACGCCCGGACCCGAAGTGAGAGAACAGAGAGGTCAGACGAACAGGGACTGAGCCACACCGCGCTCAGTGTCGCTGTTGGGAGACTGACAGACCTGGAAGCCAAGCCATGAACCGCCGACCAGCGTTGCGCCCCCGCCGCCCCCCGTGATGGTCACGCGGAGATACCGCTTGCGGGAACCGCCAAGCTGGACGCCCGCGACCCAGACCTTGTTGTCCGAGCCTGCCGCCGTCGGGGAAGTGAACCCGCCGCCGGTGATATCCGACCATGAGGAGTTGTCGTCAGACTCCTGCAACTTGAACGCCGAAGCGTTCGCGGCGATGTTGCCGATGTTGATGACCACGGCCGCGTAACCCATGCCGCTCTGCGCGGCAGTGTCGAACGCGGTCCCGTCGGTCGTCGCTCCGATGCTGTCCACGGGGTTGATCGCCACCCCGAACACCACATTCTGAATCGCTTTCATCGTGAGGTCCTTTCTCGTGTGTTGAGGGTGGAATCAGGAGGTCTTGAGGGCCACGATCGGGCCGTACGTCGAGCCGCGCCCGTCGCCGTGGATGTTCACCGCAAGGCGGGCAATCGCCCGCATCGCAAACTGGTCGGAGTCGAAGTAGCGGTCGGTGCTGGACGCGACCTGCAACTCCTTCCGCAGACCGATCATCGAGCCGCCCATGAAGTCGCCGAAATACACGCACTTTTGCGTGGTCGCCGTCGCCGTGGGCATCACCTGAGTGAAGTACACCGGATACGACAGGAACATCGCATCCGCGCCCGCAACCACATTCACGCCCTTGATCGCTTCCGCCGCCGTCGAACCGCCCTGAGCCAGAGCGAGACGGACCATGACCTGGTTGTAGTACTGGCGGGAACACAGCCACGCGAGACGCCCGCTGTCCACGTTCTCAACGCGGCCGACCATGTTCACGAGGTCGGTCATCGTCTGAGCGCCCCACGTCGAGCCGGAGCCCTGGGCGACGTACGCGCCGGACGGAAGGGCCTGAATCAGCCCGACCTGCCCGTTGTACGTAGCGGTGCCGTCTCCGATGAAGTAGGCGTTATCAACCGCCTTCGCGTACGCCTCCGCCACCGATCGGGTGAACTCATCGGCCACGCTAACGGCGGAGTCGTCGAGCAACTCATTCGAGAAGATGGCGAGCCGCCCGTACTTCTTCGCGGTCAGTTCCGCGTTGTCGTAGGTGTCGTCCGTGCCCGTGATGCTGGCACCTTCGGAGATCGCCGTCATCGCCTGCACGCCGGTGCGGCGCGGGTAGGTCTGGGTGTCGCGGGTCATCGTGCGGACGTTGGCAACCCGGGTCGCCACGCCGTACTTCTCGGTCAGGTAGATCACCTGGGCCACGAAGTCCGGGGGGACCAGAGCGCCGGCGGACGCGTTGACAAACGTGCTGGACGCCTTGGTGAGGATCTTGTCGTCGTTGGCTTTCTGGGCGTATTCGTGCAGACCGTGGCAGGAGGTTGCGGCCTTGCGCAGCCACGCACCGGCGCACTCCGCGAGGTCGGGGTCGCCGTAGACCGCCTCGCCCCGCTTGATCTTCAGCTCGTACTGCTTCTTGGCGATGTCGCCGAAGTCGCCCTTGATGATCGCGGCGGCCCCGAACGTGCCGAAGCCCCCGCCCTTCTTCTTGGGCTCGGGCGCGGTCTTGACTTCGGGAACCTCCGGCTCGGCGGCGGGCTCGGGCTCGGCTTCGACCGTGACCTTGATGGTGGCGATCTTGGCGAACACGTCGGCCAGCTTGTGGGTGTTGGTGCCGTCCGAGATGTTCTCGGCGTCTTCGCCCCGCTCGGTGAGCCATGACTTGATAGCGGCCAGCTCGCACGCGCCGGTATACCCCGCCTTGCGCAGCGCATCCAAAAGACTCTTGCGATTCATGTACCGTCTCCGTCGCGTCGATAATGGCGCAGACGGGGCGGTCGCGGTTTGCGGGGCAGCTACAGGGAGGCCCGCGAAGGCGACGGCCGGGACGGCCAGGGACACAGAACAATAGCCGCAAGTCGCCCGCTAGGCGACGGTGGGCTGGTCACTCTCCGCGCACCACAAACACCTTCCTCGGGGCCTCGACCCGGAACCGCTTGGCCCCGGCATCCCCCAGCACCCGGAACACCTTGGCCGACTTGCTTTCGTCGGCCACCGCCACGCCCTGACACGTCACGTTGCACGGCAGGCACGTCAAGGATACTTCAATCGCCCGCCACTTCCGCACGATCGACTTAGCCGCAGGATACCGCGCCGCCTCTTCCGCCGTCGGCTTGCCCCAGTCCAGCGCCTCAAACCCGATGCTCGCCCCGATCCCGCACTGCCGGGCCATATCCAAGCACAGGCCCGGGAGCGGGTTGTTCGTCGTTTTGAGCACCGACATTCGCATCCGCAGGCCCTTGGGCGATGCCGGATCCGGGAACGGCTTCACCCACCGGATAGCCCCGGCGCACTGCTCCACCGTGTAGCGGTGATCGACAAACACCTTGCGGTTCTGATTGAGGTAGGTAGACAGGTCCCCGCCCCACGGCAACACCACTTCCTCATCGAGATCCACGTCATCCGTAGTCATCGTGATAATGATGTCGTTCTTGCCGTCCTCTTGATCAACAGCCGCCTTGCTATCCCACGCCGATAGCACGCCCACCGTGGCACTGTCGGGCAGACCGTACAGGGCACCGTGAGACTTGATCCGGTCGATGATCCCCGCCGCGTCCTTGTCGGGAAGCCGCCTCATTCGCCACCGTCCTTAGAGAGAACGCCCACAGTCGTACACCGGCACGACGGATGAAGGGGCTCGTGCATGATCGCCGTCTCGGCCATGTACGGTTTACCGTCCGTTCCGATCCACGTCTCGCCCGCCTTGCAGAACGGCTCGGTAGCCTTGAACGTCTTACCCTGAACGTGCAGGGCGAACCCCTCGCACATCGGGCACGGACCGCCCGCAAGCTCCCATGTCTTATCGAAGTCCAGCTCAACGAACGCCGCGTTCCGCCCCGCACCATAGGCGTTGGCGCTTTCGGTCCGTGCAATGTTCTCGGCACGCCAGTCATAGGTTTCGTCGATCTGGCCCCGCACCGCGTCCGCCAGTTCCGGGATACTCACACCGGACGCGAGCCCCTCTTTCACCGTGTCCCGAAGACCCTTCATCGTGGTATTCATCACCTGCTCAATCACAAGAGCACGGTGGTGGTCAAGAGCCGCAAGAGCACGTACGGGCACCACGTCAAACCCAGTGCCCGCCTTCTCAAACTCGCCCTTGAGCCCGTTCTTGAAGATGTCCGCGAGGGCCGAGCCAAGGATCGAATCAAGCTCCATCGCCGCGCCGGGGGGCAGCTCGAGCACACCTCCGGGCAGTACCTTGAGCCCGTCCCGCACCTTGTCAAACCATCCCCGCACCTTCCGGCCAAGCTCGCTCAGCTTGGACGTGGGCGCTTCCTTCCGCTTCACTTCGCCCGCAGGCCTGGCATCCTCTTGCTCTTGGGCGTCATCTTCACTTCCTGCGTCTTCGCCGACAGGGCCTTGTTCTTGATCAACTTGCGTTCCGTCTTCATTGCCCATCTCCTTACCCACCTCGATACCGTTGACGCGCAGCACGTCTCCCGCGTCTCCCACGCCTTCCCAGCCCATCTCCGCCCGCACCTCGTTTACCGTCAGGATTCCCGACGACACCAGAGACACCGACTGCGCGATCTTGGCCGATACGTCCTCAGGAACGGGGTTGTCGTACGCGAACCAGTAATCGCCGGGCCGGATCCCGTAGAGCGGGAGCAAGTACTCGGACAGGGCGTGCGCGTCACCGTTCACACGCGGGAGGATCGTCTGACGCATGTACTGCACGTTCCCCGTCTGGGAACTGGCTAGGTTCGCGTCATTCAGTTCCATCACCGACTCAGGGATGCCGTAGCTCGCCCACGTCATCCGCGCCACCATGTCCATTCCATCCCGGTACTGCATATCCCGGTTGGAAAGGCCCGGGTTCTCGATATCAACGTTGCTCGTCACCAGGAAATTACCCGCCTTGCCCGGCCCCCTGAACTCAGACCGCAGGTAGTCGCGCACCTCTTGGCGGGTGTTGGGGTCGGTCCCTTGCGGGAGCTTGGCGACCCACAGCGGGGCACCGCCGTTGATCCACCGGGCCATCTCCGAAGTCATCGCGGCCTCGTACAGGTCAAGGGCAAGGATCACCGACATGATCGGGCTCGACCCGATCCACGGCGTCTCGAGCGACGGCTCTAGCCGCTGGTGCATCACCATGTCCGGGTCGATGCGAAACTCCTGCTGGCGGTTGCGGGTCCACACGTACCCCGAGATAGGCTCGGTTTCCGACGACACGATCCGCATGAACTGGGGCGAGAGGAAGTACGCTTCCGACGTGTCATAGACGAACGTGTAGCTGTTGCCCGCCGCCTCCAACGCCCGGAAGCGGAGGAAGCTGAACTCGTGCCCGCCCATCCACGGATTCGGGTTCCTGAGCAGGTCAAGTACGGGGTGGTCTACCACTTCGATCACGTCGTCTTCGTCCGCGTACTGAACCGCCTTGGTACCGGGATTGACGCCCATGCCACCGCGTAGCCACTTGAGGCGGTTCCCCTTGATGACCCGGCCCTTTGAGGATCCAGTAGCCTTCCGGTACAGGCGTAAACGCTGCTGGGAGCAAGTCTGCGAGTTCACGCGGGAGCAAATGTCGGCCCAATGTTTGCACCTCGCAACAATGGCGTCGGCCGCCCCGGCGATCTGAAACCGGCCACCGGCCCGCTCCTGGGCGGTGGTAGTTGCGCCGAAGATCCGTGCGTCTTCACTCATGCGAAGCCCCAGTTATGGTCCTTGCGCCGCTCCGCCCACGTTCGCGGCGAGGGCCTCTCGCCCTTGGCGTGGGTAAACGACACGCTCGGGATATTCGCCATGCGGTTATGCCACTTGTTGCACGCGAGGGCGAGGGCCACCACGCAGTCATCATGCACCCCGTCCGGGGCCGAGTACTGCACCTTCAACGTGGGCGAGAGCTTGTACTCGAACTGTTCCATTTCCGCCTTGATCGGACCCTCGGGGAACTTCACTCGCTCCTGCTGCACGTCCACCGCGAGGCCCTCGATGAGCCCCTGCTTGCGGCTGCCCGTGGGGAAAGCCTCAACGTTGCCGCACCGCTGCTGCAAGCGGGGAACCACCACGTCGCCGATGCCAGAAGAATCGACGGCGGCGGGCTTGGACTGAATCACGTTGCAGAGCTTGTCTTCGGTCAGGTCCCACGTCACGCCCTGCCAGCGATCGAAGTAGCAGACCTGCATATCGGAGTTGAGCCCGACGATAACCGTCCAGTCGATCGACCTGGCGAGGTCCACGCCGAAGCACACCGCCGGTCCTTGGGCCAATGGGTGCGTGCAACGGGCGATGTGCTGGAGGCCGAACGGGTTGGCCCCGTCCTCCGACGGCTCACAGAAATACAACTCACGGAAGACCGCTTCGGGGAGCTGCTCGCGCACCGAGTCAAGCTCGCTTTCGGGGAACAGGCCCGCCTCAATCGCGTCCTTTGCGGTCATGCGGGCGTAGTGCATATCCGGCGCACCCGCCTCCGCCCGCCGGCAAAGCTTGTAGTGCCAGTTCTTACGCCCCCGCACGTTTCCGATCGCACGCACCGGCCCTCCCGTCGCCGTCATCGTGGACCGCGCCGCGTCCCACGCCGCACCGGGCACGCGGGACGATTCATCCACCACCAGACCGTACACCTCGTGCCCGTACAGGTTGTCCGGCTCTTCGCTTGTCTTGAAGTGGCACGCGGACCCGTTCACGGTGCGGACGGTCATCGGCTTGTCGCTGCACGACCACACCCGCTTGTGGGGATCCGCCTTGGTGAGTAGCTGCACCATGCGGCGGTACCCGATTTCCGCCTGCGAGTAGACCGGGGCGAGCCACCAGAAATCGCGGCCCACGTCGCCGTTCTTTACCATCTCGGACAGCATCCACACGACGGCGGGCGTGGTCTTGCCGCACTTGGGAGAGCCCTCGATGCATCCGAGCCGCTTGTCGGTGTAGAACGCCGCGTGCTGGTACTCGGTCAGCGGCGGCAGCTGGATGGGAACGGAGATGGTCTGGGCATCAGACAGCATTGATCCTCTTCACCGGCGGGACCGTCACACAAACGAGATTCACCTGCACAGCGGGCTTGTCCTTGTCGTCCTCGTGGAAGTCGTCAGCCTGATTCATCTTGTCCATCGCCAGCAGCGTGCGCGTCGTGTCGTTGGTCGCGCCCACCCGATCCTTGGGGTCGTCGATCATGGCGCAGGCGTCGTAGGCCGCGAACGACTCTTGCACCATCCGCTTGCGGCCGTGCTTGTTGAGCCGGTACCTGGTCTTGCCCAAGAGCGAGCGGACTAGCGCCCGGTCCTTGGGGTCGGTCATGTCAACACGGTCGGGGTTGACGGTGGCGTACGGGTCCTTGTTGCTGTCGTTGGCACGGATGAGCATTAGCGTGCTCCCCTGTTGA